CCTGACCCATGGCGCGTAATTTCTCGGCCGCTTCCGAGGCAATCGCGCCGACTTTCTGCAGTTCGGCCGCGGTCAATTTGCTCGAGCCGCCCAGCGCCTCAACCACCGCGATGGTCCGATTCGCCTCCGCGACGATCTTTTCGCCCGAGAAACTCGTGATCATCCGGTTGAATGAGGTCCCGACCTTGACCGCGCCGGTTGAGAGCACGGTCAGATCCTTTTCAGCCTGGCGGACCTTCGCTGAGAGATCGGAAAAATCCGCGACGAATTTCGCACTAATCGCCATGCGGGCTAATCCAGGTACGGGCGAGGTCTAGGAGTTCGTCGTAATACTCTTGCGAGAGTTCAAGCAGTTGATCCGGCGTCCAGTGCATCAGGCGGCAGAGGATGAGATCGGATCGGATTTCCTCTCGCCGCCCGTCCCGTTTTTTCGCGCCTCGCGTGCGGCCTCGACGGCCGCTTCGTGCCGCTCGATCGCCTGTTCGATTTCGGTATAGGTGGCACTCTCGAGGTTGCGGATCGACGCTTCACTGACCGGCACATGCCGGCCGCCGATGTCGACGAGCGACCAGTCGATCAGATATTCCACGACCTTGGAAAAGCCGACTTGTTCCGCATCGACTTCGGCGCGCTCGTTGAAATGCATGGTCTTGACCAGGCGGGCCGCGACCCGCCGACTCTCGCCGGCATTCAGCTCGCGTTTGACCTCGATCCAGTCGCCATCGCTGAGATCGATGCGCACCAGTTCCGGTTGAACGAAACGACAACGCGCCACGGTATCCTCACTTCTGCGTCACCTGCGCGGTCAGCGTCTGGGACGCGATGTGCAGCGAATCGGCGACGATCCGCCATTCGAGCGGCGCCGCGTGCTGACGCCGGACCCGAAACGTCAGCGGCTGCTGCTGGGCCGCATACGCATCGTGCGACACCACCGCCGCGGTGAGCGCACTGCCGGATTCGGTCGTCGTAATCGTCCACGAGCCGAGGACCGCGGCGGGCACGTACAGCCAGACCAGTTCGGCTGCCGGCCCGCGATAGGTCCACATTTAGAGCGTCCGCCCCCAGCTGCCGTTGGCCGAGAAATTCACGCTGACCGTAATGGCGCCGGCCACTGGCGTTTCCATCGAGACGTCCACCCAGGCCGGCCCATACCAGTACTTGGTCGGCGCGTCCGAGGACGGATAGAGATACATCCGGACGCCATCCGCGGAGCTGGCGCCCTGATAGGGCTTGCTTTCGGTGTCATCCCAGAAGCCTTTGAACGTCCCCTGTAAGTCTGGGAGGCCTTGCACATAGGTCTTGTTTGCATCCCCGAAGGATGTCACTTCGTACTTGTCCGTGGCTGAATTGGTCGTCCAGTCATTCAGCTTGATCACGTTGGTCGCCGTCCCCGACCCGCTCGTCGACATGTAGACGACGCCCTTTTTGCCCGCATAGGCTGCCATCGCTTAGATCCTCCCGGCCATCAGGCCACCCACACCGAGTGCACGAGCGTCGTGAGATCGGCGAGCACGATGCCCGCCCGATGGATCCAGGACGCCTCGGCCACGGTGGCCGGAAGAGCCGCGGCAATGCGCGCGCGACCTGCAGGATCTCGAAGCCAGAGACGGATCAACGCCGCCGCTTCGGTCGGGCTCGTGAAGGTCGGCACCAGATCGCCGAATACTTCCTGTACTTCGGCGCGCTCGTCGGAGAGATGAAAGGCGCCGCAGGCCGCCAGCTCATAGGCGCGCGGACTGAGCGACTCGCCACGCACCGGCCGCCGCTGGCTGTCACGCGAGCGATAGAGGTTGAGCCCGATCGCCGCCCGCCGATAGAGCGCCGCAGTGAAGTGATTGTCGATCGTCGGGCCTTTCACGTAGGCGAGCGTGCGCCGGCGCAGCCCGAGCCCTTTCCAGGAGCCATAGAGGCCGAGGTCGATCCCCGTCCAGTCGATCGCATTGAAAAAGGCGATTCGCTCCGGGAAGCCCGATCCGACAAAGACCACATCATGCCGTGGCACGGTATCGGCCACGGCCATCGCGCCGCCATGCGTTTCGGGATGCCAGGCGTGCGGGAGATAGCCGGCGTGCGGATTGACGGCGCGGAAGGCGGCGAGCATCGTCCGTTCATTCGTCCAGCAGCCATCCACCAGACGCGCCACCCGCAGCTCTTCGGCATGGTCGTACGGCGACTCGGTAAAGACGATGGCCACCCGTAGCCCCGCCCGTTTCATCATGAGGATGACGTCAGGATGAAAGAGCATGGCCGACACGATGACGACGACATCGACATCGCGGCGCATTGCCATTTCCAAGGCGCCGACACTCGCGTGATAGACGACATCGACTTTGTTCGGCTTCGGGAGGTCGGCGGTCTTGCGCAATTGCCGCCAGCGCACATGCAGAAACTTGCCGGCGATCGTGATCCGTTCGTCCAGGCGGTAGGGGATGACCTCGACGCCGTGCGCCTTCAGGCCATAGCGCAGACCGGCCTCGACATCCGCGGTCGACCAGGACGCGCCGGGATGCACCAGCAGAATCCGCAAGGGACGGCCGTTCATCGGACTACCTCGACGCCGCCGCCACGGGGCCGTTCGAGCACGGTCCGACAGGTCGGACAATGCGGCGTATGCACCGCCGAGAAATCCTCCCCGAAGCCGAACCAGGAACAGGCCCCGCAGCGCATGAGCGGCTGATGGGTGACATCGGCACCGCGCACTTCCGGCCGGGCGATAACCAGCACCTCATCGAGCCAGAACGGATCCGGCGTCTTCGCGAGGATCGCCTGCATCCAGTCAAAATCGTGTTCAGGATAGGGCTGGCCCTGGGCATTGCGGACTGGGTGCGGCCCGACCGCCGCGGCCGGCGCGGCGATACAGCAGCCACTGATATGGCTCCGCAGCATCCGCGGCGCATCCCAGAGCACTTGGCGCCAGGGCGCGAGGAATCGATAGAGGATCGGCCGCGCCGGATCCCGCGCGCAGATCGGCCGCAGGATGGCGAAGGCACCATCGATAAACACATCGTCATCACCGATCGTGAAGACATGCGAGGTGGTGATCCCGAACCGCTCCATCGCGATGTTGATTTGCGCCGTGCCCCAGCAATGCACGCCGGCATCCAGTGCGCATACCTCGAACCCGTCCCCAAAGTGACGGACCAGGCGCTCGACATCCGGGCGCGCGCCCTGCTCGTACGTATCGATTCCGACCAGGACACGATCACCCGGCACGCGCGCTTGACGCGCGATGGACTCGAGCGCGGCCTGCAGCGTCGGCCGGCCAAGCACGCCCATGACGACGGTAAAGGTCGGCGTCATTCGGTTTTGATCCAATACGCTTGTTCCTCGCCGACCCGCACGAGCGCCGGCGCGATCCGACGCTGTGCGCAGAAGTCATAGAGGGCGAGCCGACAGCCGCGCCAGAACCCGTAATCGTCTAGGACGATCACACCGAAGGGCGATACGCGGTCGTACCACTGCTGCAAACAGATGCGGACGCTCTCGTACCAGTCCGCATCGATGTGCAACAGGCTGATCATCGATGGACCGCCTGCGGGGAAACTCTCCGCGAATAACCCGCGCCGTAAATGAATCTGCGTCGTCGGCAACCCAGACAGTGCCAAGGCTTCGCAGACCCGATCGATCGTCGTCGCGTTGGCGCCCGTATACGGCGGCGCGAACGGCCCGTCGATGGCGGTCGGCGCCGGTAAACCGGTGAACGTGTCGTAACACCAGAGGTGCCGCGTCGTGCCAACTAAGCCCGCCGCGAGCACGGCCGCCGAGCCGCCGCTGGCCGTGCCGCACTCCACCACATCGCCGGCGATCCCCTCCGTCAGCCTGTCGGCCAGGAGCCCTTGCAGCGACTGCAGCCGGAGGCGATCCACGACCGTATAGGGCCCGATCGCGTCCAAGAGCGGATCGCCCGTCATAATACGGAGACCTCGAAGCCGGTTGCGCGGACGAGTGCGACTAACTTCGCCGTCAGTCGTTGCCGGGCGCGGATGATGACCGGAATCATGCGTTCGGGATCCGGGCCTTTCGGCATCCGGCCGCGATTTGAGCCGAGACGCGTCGAGCGTGGCGCCGTCCCATATTCGAAAAGGTGGCTATGCGGCGATCGACTGATCACGCGGCCAATCGTTTCCCCGCGGTTCGTTTCCAGCGTCACGCGTACCCCGGCGCGCAGATTCCCGGGCGGATACCACGGCGACGATCGGTGCGGGCCCGGGTGCAGATTGGTTGTGCGTTGGGGATAGTCGGCCTGAATCTGCGCGCCGGCCTGTTGTGCCGTCTCGCCAACGACCGCACTCGCCTCCATGGCCAGCGTCTCGGGTAGATTGTGTAACGCCCGCCGCAGCTCGTCGAGGCCGTGAAGCTCGAGCCGCGAGCTCATGGAATGATTTCCTCGCAGAGCAAGCGCATTTCGACGTTGTCCTCATCGATCGTTTGAAACCCGCGGACGAACAATTCCCGTGTCCCATACAGCAGCCGCGTGTCCAAACTAACCTGTGGGTGATAGCGCATCGTCACCTGATGCTGAATCGTCCGCGCGAGATCCCCAGCGCCAGGCGGTAACGGTTGAATCGCCGCCCAACACCCAGGCGGGACCAGGTCTTCAAAAAAGCCGTCATTGTCCGGCGACTTTTGCGGCCCGCGCGATAATGTGACCCACTTGTTAAGCCGGCCAACCCTCATAGAGTGCTCGCCAATGCGCATAATACGGATAGGTCGAGGTCGGCTCGATCCACGAAACGCGATCATCCCAGCAGGCCTGCGCCATGCGCAGCGCCTGCTCCGCATTCGGCTCGAGGCCTTCCCGATCGGCAGTGAGATAGCCGATATAGAGTCGGAGTCCCTGTTTGATGCGTTCCGGGATGCTGTCGATGCTGGGCCAACCGACGATGTAGGTCACCCGCACCCGGCCCGTCCAGCGATCGGCCTGCACCGTCGGCCAGACCTGATTCGGCGCGCGCGTGATCCGGCCCGGTTTGGTCGTGGTATCGACCAGATACAGCGAGGTATTCAAGGTTTGCAGCGCGCCGGTCGTGTCGTAGTACTCGACTGTGGTCACCGATTGCAGCGGCGCCGCCATGGGTAAGTACAGCATCTCGTAAAAATTCGAGACCGTGTACTGCCAGGTCTGCGTATACAGGCCGCGGTTCATGTAGTCTTCCGCCGCGCCGGTCGCCGCTTTGATGTAGCTGGTAAACAGCGCGTCGTCGTTGCTCTGCGTGAACCGCGTCTGCTGTTTCGCCTCCGAGACCGTGATCGGATCACGCAACGGCTCAACGGTCCGGACCCAGGACCACGAGGGCCGCCGATAGGTCATCGCGGCCCTCGTTTCCGCGGCCGGGACAAGGTCGCGGTCTCACTCGGCGGCTCGAGGGCGGCCGCGTCCTCATCCGAATCGGGCAGGATCACCGCCGCGCCCTCGGTCACCCAGGCCCGCATCGCCTCGGTCAACTCGATCACCGGAATGATCTGGCCGGGCTGAAACGGAAAATCCGGATGATCCGAGGGCCGCGTCTCGAGAAAGCGCAACCGCATATTTACCCTGCCGCCGGGACCTCATCGGTCGGCTCTGTGCGTTCGGCTTCTTCCCCTTCTTTGGATGTTTCGGGTTTCTCCCGTGTTTCGGGTTCCTCGATCTCCGGATCGTGGTCGATTTGCGCGCTGCCCCGCCAGGCGCCGCCGGCGTCTTCGACGGCGGCCTGGAGGGCATCGGTCGCGTCCGCGATCGCCATGCATTGCTCTTCGGTCCCGGTCACCTGGACACGAACGTAGACGTGCACCACGGCCATACTGCCTCCTATTACGCCGTGCCTTCCGCCGGCGAGAGCCACTCTTCCGAGGTCGAGGTCGGCTGCGTCACCGGGCGCATACCTTTCGCGCGCCACTGAATCGCGACGAGCGAGTCAATCGTGGTCGTCGTGCCGCGCACGACGGAGCACTTCAGAAACTGTTTGCCCGGCCGCAGGATCGTCACCATGAGCTGATTATTGGAGGCATTGCTGACGGCGGTCCCGGTGAGATCGTTGTAGCTGCCGCCGGACGTCGCCGATTGATTCACTTTGATCGAATTGTTCGCCGCCGGCGTCCCCAACCGGACAACGAACGTGATCCCATCAAAGAGGCCCATGTCATAGGCATTGCTGCTGATGGTCGTCGTGCCCGTCACCGTCGGCGCTTCCACGGTGACCTTGCAATTGTCCAGAAAAAACATCGGCGGTCTCCTCCGGCAACAGGCCCGAGGTGGATGGATCTCCACCTCGAGCCGATCAGGATTAGGGATGCACGGCGTATTTGACGGGATGCGTGCCGGCGTCGAGCAGATCGCCATCCGCGCGCGCGAAGGCGAGAAAAGCCGTCTGGCCGAGCACGGCGTAGAGCTCATCGAGCCGGCGCAGCTCGACTTCGCGGACATCGCGCACGATGTACTTGCTGAAATCGCCGAACAGGATCGACTTGACGCCGGTCGCCGGCGTGGTCATCGACTGATTGACGACATAGGGATAGCCGTTGATCGTGTTTGGCGCCCCATTGGCCAGGCCGGGCATCCAGATCGGCGCGCCGCCGGTATCACCGGAGTACTGCAGCACTTTGATCTTTTTGACCATCTTGAGCCCGCCGTCGTGGAACATCCACCGCGCATTGGGGCGATAGGCCGGATCGACCGAATGTTCGATGTCGATCATGTTGTCGTAGGACGCCGACGACACGCCCGACAGTGTCACGCCACTTGAGGTCGATGCCGTTACGATGCCATTCGGCTGGCTGCCGGTGCCGGTCGTGAAGTGATCGTTTTGGATACGTGCAATGCGGTTGCCGAGGGCTTCGCCGAGAAACGCCGCCGCATTGATCGAGGTATCCTGCAAAAATTCCATCGACGCCAGAACGTATTTGCTCGAGTACTTCCAGGCGTCGAGCACGAGCTGACCAAACGTCATTTCGAGCTCGTTGGACGTCGTGTTCTCACCAATGATCTCGCCTTTGTTCGACGTGTCATTCGTCGTCGGAATCGGCAAGGGGCCGCCGGTCGCCGTCCGAATGACCGTGGCGACGGACCGCACGCCGCCGAAGGCGAGCAACGCGACCTCGAGCGATCGCATCATCTCGTCAGGCACCGTATAGCCGCCGGTCGTCGTCGTCGACTGCAAGCCGGTCAGGGCCGCGCGTTCCTCTTCGAGATGGCCGCGCCACTGGCGGAAATCATCGGCGCCAACCCGAAATTGTTCCGCGCCCTGATGCCATTCCGTCGGCCGCAACGGCGCCGGCGCGAAGCCGGTCACGAAGATCCGTTTCTGGTCGAGCGAGATCCCGCACTTGCGGCAGTTGTCGCGCTGCTCCGGCGTCGGGTCGACCTGGCCGGCGAGCATCCAGGTCCGGAGCGCGAGATCGCGATCGCGATCGGTGATTTTCGCGGCGTAGGGGCGCGCGCGCAGACTGCCGGAATGATTCGTTTCGATCGGGTTGGGCTCACTGCGCCGTGCGGAAGCCTCGAGGCTCGCGTTGACATCGGCCTGCTTCTCGAGGCGCGTAATCAAGCCGGAGAGCCGCTCGATCTCGTCATGGATCTTGTCGAATTTCTCGGTTTCCTCTTTGCGGAGATCCATCCGGCCGTCGTCGGCCGCCTGTTTCAGGATCGCATCGGCCTCGGACGCGAGCCGGCCTTTCTGATCGCGGAGTTCGGTCAGGTTCATGGCACTGTCCTCGATCGTGCGGAGGGCAGGCCCGAGACACATGGCAGGAGCGCGACCCACACGCAACGACTCATCACGGAATCGCTGAGCGTTTGGAGGGACGCACCCGACAGCGCGGGCGATCACCACATTATCGCCGGGGCGGCCACCTCGAACAGCGTCGAAGCGCGCCGCGGCTCATCTGTGTAGCTAGTGCGATTCTGAGGGCGGTCGGGACGGCTGTCTAGTTAGTGTCACAGAAAGTCGAATGAGCGCCGGGACGGTCGTCCCCTGCTGGCGGGCCTGCGTCTCGAGCCGATCATAGTCGCGGGCCGGCAGCGACACGTTGACCCGCACGGCATCTTCGATTTCCCGCGGGCGGCCTTTGGGTTTCATCGGGCCAGCGTCAGTTGGAGCTTGCGGCGCAGCAGTGCAATCGGCGAGCTGGCCTGCCGCGCCTGGAATTCGCGCAGGGATCGCTGTGCGACGTCGACATTCGTCGCGCTATAGGCTGGAAACGCCACGACGGAGACCTCGGAAATCGTCATGTCCGATACGTCGCGCACCGGCGTCCCGTTCTCGGTGCGCCAGTCATCGGTGAGCGCGCGAAACGCGAACGACATCCCGGAGACATCGCCGCGGCTGATCGATTCGAGGATGTCCCGGCCGGCGGTCGTGTTCGGCGGATCGATCGAGACCCGCAGACCGCGCGGATCTTTTCGGAGGTTCAGGGTCCCGGCGCGCGTGCGACCGATCACTTTCCCGCTGTCGTGATCGACCAGGGCGCGCACGTCGAGCGCCTCCTTCAGCGTGCGATCGACCGCTTCTGGCCGGATGACTTCGCGAAAGCCGCCGAGATCCTGGGAGAGCGAATCGAACACGATGGCGTAGCCTTCGATGGTCCGGCCATTCGGTGCGATGCCGACGCGACATTCGGTGAGCGATCGGATTTCGAGATCAGGCATGGGAGGGCCCTCCGAGGACCGGCGTCACGAGCGCCTCGGCGCGATCGATCTCCCAACGATGTAGCACACGCTCGAGCGCCGCTGGCAGCGTGTCATCGTCGACCTCTGCCAGGAGCGCACTCAGCTGACGTCGCGAGTCCTCGAGATACACCGCCACGGCGGCCTCGGTCGTATTCCCGGCTGGCTGCAGCGTGCGCCAGGCGGCGAGGACCGGCGTCAAGGCCTCGCGCGCGTACTCCGCGTGCGGCCCATAGAAGCCGTCGATCCAGCGCGTGAACTTCTCGACTGAGAGGACATGTTTGCGCGCGCGTTCGCTTTCTTTGAACAGCAGCCGCTCGAGGACATCGACCGCGATCCCGCGGATGGCCTGTTGCGTCTCGAGCACGGTCCGCTCGAGCGCCGCCCGCGCCGCCGAGGCCTGCGCCCGCCCCTCGCGCTCCGCCGCGCCGGTGACCAAGAGGCTCTCGCGCTCGACTTCCAATTTTCCGATCGTGACCTTGAGGGCCACGGCGTCCTCGTCGGCGCGTTGGTGCTCCGTGACCAGTGACAGATTCGCGGCGCGCAAGTCGATAATCGTCGCCTCCTGCGTGTCGATCTTTGTCCGTGCCGCGTCGCGATCAATTGCGCACTGCTCCGCGCGCATCCACGCCTCGGCGCGTTCGGTGCGCTGCTGCTCGAGGGCTTCCGTCGTCGCTTTCAGCTCAATCCGCACGTCGGCCAGAATCGTCGTGGTCGATCGCAATTGACTGGCGGCGAGGTCCTTCGCATCTTCGGCCTCCTGCGCTTTTTTCCGCGCCAGATCGCGCTCTTCGGTGAGCGTGTCGATCTGCCGTTGTTGTTGCGGATCCGGGGTTGGGGGCGGCGCCGGCGGCGGCGCGAGGATCTTCTGAATGTTCGCGCGCTTTTCCTCGATCGAGGCTTCCCAGTACGGCCGCGCCAGGCCGAGCGGGATCAGGTTCATCGCGACGAAGGCATCATCGCCGCCGGCAATCGCGTTGCGGTTCTCGATGCCGCGGACCTCGTTCGGCGTCACCGAGGCGACGCTGAATTCCTTGCTGTGGAATTCACCGCGCGCCGTGGAATCGCCACGCAGCAGCCCTTCGACGGTGAATTCGATCGCCTGCAGGTTGCGCTCCGAGGGCGCGATCAGCTTCTCGCTCAATTCCTGTTCCCAGCGCTCGAGCCAGGGGGAGAGGCAATCGATGTAGTACTCGAGGTTCTGATGCTCGATGTTGTTGTTCGTCGAGCGCGTCAGTTCCTTGAGTTTGTGCGGCGGCAGATTGAACCACCGCGCGATTTCCTCGACCTGGAATTTCCGGGTTTCGAGGAACTGCGCATCGTCGGGCGGCACGCCGACGGGGTCGTACTTGGCCCCGTTGTAGAGCGCGAGCAGCTTATGCGCGCGTTCCACGCCCTGATGGCGCGCGTTCAGCGCATCGCGATAGCCCTGGTCGGCGAGCTCCGGCGGCTTCGGCCCGGGATAACTGATCACGCCGCCGAAGGTCGCGCCGTTCCCGAAGAACGTCCCGCCGAACCGCTCCGTCGCCAGGCCCAACGAAAAGGATTCGCGCGCTTTCGACACGACGCTGTAGCCGCACACGCCGTCATAGCCGAGGCCGCAGATATGGATCACGTCGGCGGCGTCGAGCACGATGACGCTGTTGTCGGGCTGGATGACGCGGTACTGCAGCGCCGCATCATAGCTGCGTCGATACGGCGTCACCCGATCCGGCGTGAGCGGCCAGAGCGCCGCGGGCCGACCGCCACCGTTGCGTTCGATTTCGGCGTAGGCATTACCCCAGAGCAGCACGTGCGCTTGAAGGATTTCGCGGAACACGAAGGCCGACATCTCCGGATTGGGTCGATCGTGCAGGATCCGATAGAGGGGATGACTCTCGAATTTGGTTTTGTTCTGGCCGTCCTTCCGGTACAGCGGCAGCGGCAGATTGCCGACCTGGGCGCTGATCAACTCCACCGCCGACCAGACGGCCGAGTAATTGAGCGCTGACCATTCCGTTACCGGAATGCCGGTCGCAGTGTGCGTGCTCGTCAGCGACCACGGATCATGACTGTTGCTCTGAAACGATGGCCCCCAATACGACCGGATCTGTGCCAACCAGCGCCCGACGCGTGAGATACGCGCCGGCACATCGCGCACGACGATCTCTTGCTGGCGCGCCATCTCAGAGCCACTCCGCATCGAGCGTGGTCGGCTGCCGCGCCGGATGGCGCAGCGCCAGGCTCATCCCGATTGTTGCCGCTTTCACCGGGTCGATCCGGCCGCGCGACTTTTTCTTGACGAATTGGATGTTGTTTTTGCCGTCGACCTGTTCCACCACATTGGAGACCGCCCACGCCGTCACCGGACAGCCGCGCGCGTCGACCTCGCCGGCGAGGACGGCCGCTTTAAAGGTCGCTTCCGCCTGGGCGAGGCTGGCGTAGGTCTGCGGCACCTCGAGGACTTGCGTCTCGGCGAACCCGTCCAGCCGCACCAAATCGTGAATCAAGGTCCCCGCATGCCACGGGTCGAAGCCGATCTGTTCGATGTCGAACCGCTCGCGCGACGCCGTGAGGAGCTCGCGCACGACGGTATGATCGACCGAGGTCCCGGGCGTCGTCTGCAGCCAGCCCTGCTCGACCCAGACCGCATAGGGTGCGCGATCGAGATGCGCGCGATCGATCAGCGTGTCTTGCGGCGTCCAGATGTGCTGCAGGAGCCGCCACCGCGGCCGCCCCGGCGCCGGCGGGAACACGAATGAGACCGCGCAGAGGTCGATCTTGGTCGAGAGATCGATCCCGACGAAACACGACTCGTGCCGCAGATCATCCGGCGACCACGCCGATTGGCCGCGCCGCCAGCCGTCGATCGAGAGACAGGGCGCCGAGGCATTCACCCACAGATTGAGATGTTTCTGTTTGTAGGTCGCCGCGGCGGATGGAATGCCCTGCGCCTTGACGACCTTCGATGCGAGATCCGCCGGATGGACCGACACGCCGTAATTGGGATTCGCCTTGCGCGCCGTCGCCTCCGTTGTCCAGTCGTCGTCGGGATCGGCGTGCGCAATGAACCCGAAGTACGTCTCATCGACGAGCACGCCGTCGAGAATCTTGCAGCAGTACTCGTGCTCATCGCCGCACGGTGAGACCGGATCGTCGCCGGCGGTGGTAATCTTGAAAATCAGCGGCTGACGCCGCGCACCGGTCGCCGTCTCGAGCACATCGATCAGACCGCGCGTTTTGTGAGCGTGTAGCTCGTCGATGATGATCAGATTCGGATTCAAGCCATCGGTGGAATCCTGATCAGCGCCGAGCGGCTCGAGCTTCGAGGCCGTCTCGTCGCGATGCAGATTGGCGACGAGCACGTCGATGCGCGATTTCAGGCCGCTCGACTGCACCAGCTTTTTCGCATCCTCGAACACGATGCGCGCCTGGTCGCGTTTGGTCGCCGCGCAGTAGCCTTCGGCGCCCGGTTCGCCATCGAAAAACGCCACATAGGTGGCGACGATGGCCGCCTCGAGGCTCTTGCCATTCTTGCGCGGGATCTCGTTGTAGGCGTTGCGGAACCGGCGCAGGCCCGTGTCCCGATGCACCCAGCCGAAGATCGAGCCGAGCCGGAACTGTTGATACGGCTGCAGCACGATGCGCTGGCCGGCCCATTCGCCTTTGTAATGCCGCAGCAGACTGGCGAAGCGGAAGAACGTATCGGCACGCTCCAGGTCGAAGATATACGGAAAGTCCGGCGCGCCCTGCCGCGCGAGATCCCGTACATGGCGGAGGCAGGCCAGCCGGTGATACGTCCCGGCGGGCACCTCGCCCGCGACGACCGCCTGCGCGTACGTGTCAATCGCGTTCATCGCGTCACCAGATACCGGTGCTCGAGGACGTATTCCAGGAGCTCTTGCGCGAGCGCGCGTTTCTTCCCATTGCGCCCGGCCGCGATCTCGGTCAGGAACGCCGCGAGCTGCGGCTCATCGTCGACCGCCGCGCGCAACGTGCGCAGCATCCGCTCGCACTGCCCGGCGCTGAGCCGCCGCTGCGGGATCGCGATCGCCGTCATGCCGGCTTCTTCCCGATCGACACGACGTTATCGAATTCGGCCCATTCGTCGGCCGGCGCCTCCTGGATAATTACCGGCTTGCCATCCGGCACGAGGCGGAAGCGCGCCATGAGGTTTTCGACGCGTTGCAGCATGCCCCGATGATCCGGCCCGCCGGCACGCAGACTGCCCGCCGCCAACCGCTCGAGCTCGACCGCCCGGCACAGCATCGTGAAGGCCGCCACCGAGGCCGGCGTCAAGGTATGCGCGGCGATGGCATGCGGCGCCAACTCATCCCAAATCCGGCGCTCCTCGGTTGTCAGCGTCTGAGGCGGATTGACGGGACCTTCGGGGGCGGTTGGGGCAAATGACGGCCGTTCACTCGATTTCGGACCCCGCTTGCCGGGATGCCCCGCCAGCCAAGCCGCGAGAGGGGCGTTCTTTGGCCGTCCAGCGCCCAATCGCATCCCGCCTGACCTCCCCCTTATGCCCGCCATTTATTTGATTCTCAGGGCAGTGATTTGAATTTCAGAGGCATTTTCGCGAACGTCCGCGGAAGCG